ATGAAGGTATCCGAAGAATTTCCATCGCAATATCTGGAGGCGGCCGATCTCCAGGGGCGCGAGGTCACGGTGACGATCGAGAGCACCGACAAGCAGAAGGGCGTTAAAGGGAGCGACGGGAAGCCGTTCGATGCTCGGGTGTTGTTCTTCAAGGGGAAGAAAAAGGGGATGTGCGTGAACAAGACGAACGCGAAACGGATTCGGGACGAGCTCGGGCTGGGTGACGACATGGACACCTGGATTGGGCACTCGATTACGATCCACCCGACGACCTGCAACGCGTTCGGCAAACCGAATACGCCGTGCATTCGGGTAAAGGTGCCGAGCGTGGGAGGGGTGAAGTGAGCGAGTCAAACACTGGCTGGCGCGAAGATATCACGCATGAAATGGCAGAGCATGGCGAAACGTGGAGTGACATAGAAAGCTGTACACTGACTGAATCGGAGATGGATGAGGTATTCCACCACGGATACGGCTCCATTGAGGGTAAATCGTTCACGCTCTGGACGCATAATCGGGTGTATTTCCCGATTTGTTACGACGGAGCCGAATGGGTTGATTCGGTTTCGCGTTCACCAGATGGCAAGCCGACTGAACACATGGGGGGCGGATAATGGCTTTCACAGACTCACCCGAAACGAAGCTGGTCCCGAACCTGCCTTTCGCGGACTACTGCCACGCGCCCGGAGTCAATCAGAGCCGTCTCAAACTGTTCGATTACGAACTTGGCGGGTGTCCTGCGCTCTACCTGCACGCTACGCTTCATCCCGACGAACAGAAGGACACGAGAGCGTTGACCGATGGGCGCCGGTATCACCACTTCGTTTTGGAGCCGGATTCGTTCGATCGGTTTTACACAGTGAGGACGAAGGCAATCGAGGATGAGATTTTCGAGAAAGCCAAGGAGGACAAGACCTGCAAGGCAAAAGGGTTTTCGACCAAGCTGAAAGTTTACGAGGCGTGGAAGGCCCAAACGAACGCGATGGGCTTGGAAATCCTCACGCAATCCGAATCGGACGTGCTCCATGAAATGCGACGGGCCTTGATGCTTAACAGCGAGGTCTTCGACGAACTCGGGGCGTGCCGGTCGGACCAGCTTGAAGTGTCGGGGTTCGCCGGGTTCGAGTTCAAACGAGGGCCGCACGAAGGGAAGCGGTTGCAACTCAAGGCGCGGTTCGATCTTGTGCCAGAGGGTGACGCGCTGATTGATCTCAAGACGGCTAGGACTGCTTCACCCCGGCTGTTTGCAAGGCAGGCTTACGATCTGGGGTATGCGATCCAAGCCGCGTTCTATCAGGACGTGGCGAACGCGAACGGGCTAAACAAGAAGCGGTTTGGTTTTCTCGTGCAAGACAAGACTCCGCCCTACCTGTCGTGCATTCATTGGGTGGACGGGTGGCTTGGTTACGGTCGTCTGCGCTACACGGTTATTCTGTCGCATCTGGCGGATGCAATCAAAGCGGATCGGTGGCCGGGTTATCCGTCGGGACAACTCGAGCCGCCCGGGTTTGCGCTAGAAGAAATTGAGGCGGCAGCATGAGACGCATCGACCCCGAGAAGATGGAGCACGTCCGCGAACGCATGGAGCGAATCCGCGACCACGTTCCGTCCGAAGAGTTCAACGAAACAACCGCGCTAATGATTGCCAAGGGAGAAGTGGAACCGCTGTATCAACCGGGAGACTCCGATGGAGAATGAATTCAACCCGCGGTCAATGTCGTTCTGGATGCCGACTCGGACCAGCAACCCGGTTCCCGTCGCCGGGGCGATTGAGACATGCTGGCAGAATTACACGGATGGCCATTTCACACCAAATGAACTCCTTGCCATCACGCTCGGGCTTGACGACCTGAGTAAACCTGCCTCGCTGGAAACCGTTTATCCGAAGTTCGATCTCGGCCACGATGAGGTTGAGTGGTTGGGCGCGATACACCTGGTCTATGCCACGATCGATGCCGGCGGGAAACAGACCTGCCGCATAACGGCGTTTCCCTACCTGTGGCCAAAAGAATGAAAGCCGTCATCATCGCACTTATTATCTGGGCTGCGATTATCGCCGTGACGATCGCGCTGACACGGATTGAATTCGGCCAGCCGCTTCACTCTTCCCTTCCCTGTCTCGATAAGCAGAAGCCGTCACTGGAGGTCGTGGCGAGATGACAAGGAGGGATTGGTTTATCATTGCTGGTCTGGTTGCTCTGCTTGCGCTGTCCTATTGGCTCAAGGTTCAAGAATGGGAATACCTGCGGCATCCATGCCAATGAGCGAGATTCGTTTCTTCGTCCATGGCATCCCCGCGCCCGGCGGGAGCAAGCAAGGATTCGCAATCAAGAAAGGCGGAGTCTATACGGGCCGAGTCGCAATCGTTGATGCCGGCGGCGCAAAGACAAAAGCATGGCGCCAAGATGTAGCGGCAGCTGCGTTCCAAGCCATGAAGTTAGCTGACTCGGCCCCGTTGACGGGAGCGGTGGAACTGGAACTGATCTTTCACATGCCAAGGCCCAAGTCGCACTTCCGCTCTGACGGGGTAACGCTGCGTCCAGGTAGCCCGCTACAGCACGTTACGCGACCGGACTGCACAAAGCTGGCCAGAAGCACCGAGGATGCCATGACGGGCATTGCTTATGTGGACGATGGGCAAATTGTGAAGCAGACCCACGAGAAGTTTTTCAGCGATCAACCGGGCGCGTGGGTGGTTTTGAAGGAGGCGGATGCGTGAGCTACACCTTTTTGCAGGAGCAGGGGGAGGAATCCTCGGCGGCATCCTTCTCGGACATACTTGTGTGTGTGCTGTCGAGATTAAACCTTACTGTCGAAAAGTCCTGCTCCAACGGCAACGAGACGGAATCCTGCCAAAGTTCCCCATCTGGGATGATGTCCGAACCTTCGACGGAAAGCCTTGGCGCGGGATTGTCGATGTCGTCTGCGGTGGGTTCCCGTGCCAAGACATTAGCGCGGCCGGGAAAGGAGCAGGCATCGAAGGAGAGCAATCAGGACTGTGGTCCGAGATGGCCCGAGTCATTCGCGAGGTTCAACCCAAATTCGTATTCGTGGAAAACAGCCCAATGCTCACTCTTCGGGGGATTGGTCGAGTTCTCGGAGACTTGGCCGCGATGGGGCTCGATGCGCGATGGGGAGTGCTCGGTGCTGCCGATGCCATCTGGCTTGGAGGAGTTCCGTGCTTGGATCACGCGCGTTATCGAATCTGGATCCTTGCGTGTTCCTACCGTGACCAATCAAGACTCGAAGAACAACGGCGGACCTTCACAAATGGAGCGAAACACGGTGCCGCTAAATGCGCTGGTGAAACGCTTGCCCACGCTCCACGGATTCAGCAAGGACGGTTCCAGCAATGGGCCGAGCGGCAACGAACTCGGCCGCGCGGTCAATCGTTTACCGAGCATCACTGGTGGCAGTCTGAACCCTCCGTGGGTCGAGTGGCTAATGGGGTGGCCGATAGGGTGGAGCGACTTGCGGCCCTTGGAGATGGACAAGTTCCAGCAGTGGTTAGGCTCGCATGGGAAATCCTGATGCCATGACCCGCTTGAGACATAACGGCCATTTTAGCCGGAACGCTCGGGTGCAGTTGCCTCGTATCCGCAAGCTATTGGAAGTGATTCGACGGATTGAGACGAAACCCGTTGACAGGCAGAGCGTGTTTCGCAATAATGAGAATATGTCAGTCTTGCAAAACTTCCGGCTCTTCCATGCCGTGTTCAGTGCCGATCCTTTCTCGCGAAGGCTAGGCCCGTCCGCAAGACTGACTGAGCACGGCATAGAGGGGCCAGATGTTCGCTAAGATTTTCACTCAAATCTACGACAGCAGTATTGTCGAGAATGCGGAGCTTCGTTTCACGTTCATGGATTTGCTCGTGCTGGCGGATTGCAACGGAGTTGTTGACATGACGCACGAGGCTATATCGCGGCGCACAAACCGACCGATAGAACTGATCCGGCAAACAATCACCGAACTGGAGCAGCCGGACGCAAAAAGCAGGACGCCTCAGTTTCGTGGCGCTCGTATCAAACGACTTGATGCTCACCGGGATTGGGGGTGGATGATTCTTAATTATGATCGCTTTCGCAAGACCGCCAGCGAGGAGCAGCGAAGGGAAAAGACCAAGGCGAGAACCCATAAATGGCGAGAGAGAACAGCCAACAGTGACGCTATTGTGACGCATGGTGACGCTAGTGACGCCAGGCAGAGGCAGAAGCAGAAGGAGAAGCAAACGCAGAAGAATAAAGAGGAAATGCCTCTTTTCCCGTCAACGGGAGTCGCGAACGAATTGCCTGCAATCCTAAACACCCCATCCTTTGTATCCGCCTGGGAAGATTGGAAGTCTCACCGCCGGGAGATCAAAAAACCGCTGACGACCACGAGCATTAAGGGTCAACTCGCGGAACTGGCGTCATGGGGCGAGCAACGAGCTATCAATGCAATTCGCTACACGATTCGAAAGGGTTGGCAGGGACTCCGAGAGGATGATTCAAGGAACGGTTCGACTCCTGACCGACGGGAAAAAATAAACGTGCCGATAACCCGACGATGAATGCAATCACTGACCTCAAAAGCCATCTCAAGGAAATGCTCGCGAACTTTGTCCCGAAAAGTGAAGACGAGATGCGCGAGTGGCGATGGGAAAACGAAATCGTCCCGCATCTACGGGCCTCGCAGTTACCGGAGCGGTTCTGGTTTCGGGCGACAAAATGGAAACCGGACCAGAAGGCGACGTACGACGAAACCCGCGAACTTATTACCGGAACTGGTGCAATCGTGGCGCTTGTAGGCGACCGCGGCATGGGCAAGACGACGATAGCGGCTCAACTGATGATCGAGCGGGCAATGGACGAGACATTGCTTCCCTGGCACCGCCGGCCGCCTTATCGGAAGTTGGCGAAACTCATTGCGTTTTTTAAACCGATCTTTTCGGACTTCGGCTCGCGTGATGCGGAGACGTTGATCCGGCGCCACGAGAGTTTATGCAAGGATCATCCGTTGCTCGTCATTGACGAGTTGCACGATTGCGAAGATCAAAAAGTGAAACAGCGATTGCTCACCGACACGCTCGACAAGCGATACGCCAACATGGTTGACACCATCGTTATCAGCAATCAAACGCCCGAACAGTTTTGCGAAACGACCAGCGACAGCGTGCTCTCTCGGATCAAGGAACACGGCCGGATTATTCACTGCACATGGGAAAGCTGGCGGTAATGCACGAGCACACCTTTCGCTACACCGATCAAGCGAACTTCATCGCGCAACTTGACGAAATGCGGATCAAGCTGACCGAACCGCCAGAACTGGAGTCCTACCACATCGTCCGTGCGCGGTATCCGAGATTGAGCGATACAGCCTTCGCCATGCGCTTGAAGCGGTTTCCAGGCCGCTTCCCGAGGGAGTACGGGAAATGCCACCGCAAGACATCCAAACTGTTCGTTACGCCGGTATTGGACGCGTACCTACGGAAGAACACTTGAAACATAATTGGTCATTGACACTTGAGACAGCACCCGCGAAACTCCCGCACATGGATACGATTTCACCCAAGATAACGCGAATTAATCGCTACAGTCTTTCGCGCAACTCCCGAGAGAAACGGACTCCGACACAACAATGGGAGTTGTTCCAGGCGCTCATCGTCCTTTCCTTCGCAACGCTGATCGCGGGCGCGTTGTTACTGGTGCAGAGCGGATGGAATCCAGGCCATCAGGATCAGGTCCACGCCGAATTCAAGCAGGCTCAGTTGAGACATGACGTGAAGGAGTGGAAGTGAAGATGAAGAGCAATAGCGCTTGGATTCCTTGGCGGCTCGAACGAATGCCGACACTCGGAGAAATCATCGATGCTGGCGAACTCGGCAAATGCCGTGTGATAGCGACCGAATACGAAATGGCTATCACCACTAACGATGAATCCGGCCGACCGATCTCTCAAGTCAGCGGCGGCCCAATGGCGTGCATTTCCTTCCCGCTTAATATCAATTTGTGAGCACCGACATCCTCACCGACCTGCTCAACCGAGTCTCCGCAATAGTGAAGAGCGGGGCATCGAGCTTTCCGTTGTTGGCGCAGGAGACGAAGATCCCGGTCCGCACCCTCTACGACATCGTGAACCTTCGAAGATGCCGACCAACCGGAGACAGGACAATGGCGCTGCTGGAATGGGCGGGGCACAAGACGCTACAGATTTCGATGGGGAACCGGGCAGCACAGAAGGCGTATCGGAAAGCGTACGCGGAAGTCAGTAAACGGTTTCCCGTTGCCGGGAGGGATTGAGATATGACCGAGGACGATCAGAAATGGCTGGATGAGCAGGAAGCCCCGCGGAATAGAGCAATCTGGGAAGAGAGAAATCCGAGTCAGCCGATTCTCGATTTCTTGGAGGACCAAGCGCAGATAATCGAAGTCGTCGGAATGACCTCGGATAAACGAGAGATTGTGATCTGTGAGGCTTGCGATCGATATTTCACCGCGACTTTCAACAAAGCACAATTCAAGGAATTCATAGCCGCGCTAGAGGCGCTACATCAACAAATGCAACCATGAAACAACCATCAGAAGAAGCAGGCATCACAACCATCGCAGATTTCACCGGCTTAATGAGCCAAGGTGAATTTCCTTTCGGGATCGTATCAGAGCGTGGAGTCGTTCTGAAAGACGAGCTCAGCGAATCGGATTGGCGTCATCTTCTCAAGGCAGCTCTCGACACATGGGAGAAGCTGGGATCAACACATCTCGGTATGTCCATGAAGGTCGCGGACATTCTGAATTGGGGTGAAGATCATCTCGGGGAGAAGTACGCGAATGAGATCGACCTGACCCGCAACGCTCTCAAACAGCAATCCAAAACAATCCTCAACTGGCAATGGGTATTCAAGCGCATCCCGCCCAACCTTCGTCACCCAGCACTCACATACAGTCATCACGAAGCGGTTGCGAAGCTGGCCCAGGACGAGCAGAAGGAATTCCTCGACACGGCCGAGAGCGAAGGGCTGAACGTCAAAGAACTGCGCGAACAGATCAAAGAGCGCCACCCATCCAAGCCACGGAAGAGCAAAGACAGCGTGACCAAACTCGACAACGCACAGAGCGCCCTCCAGAAGATGATCGATGTCTCCAACTGGTTGAGCGAGCACCACGAGGAGATCGGTAAGGAATGGAAAGAACCGCTCTACAAGGCGCATGTGGTCTATCGGCGCCGGTGGCAGAATGGTCGGGCCAAGCGATGAAAACAGGGAGACCGCGGCAATATCCATCCCGACGTGTTCGCGACGTGGCCCTAATGGCACGCACTCGGATGCGTCGTTGCATAGCAGGCACGATTGATATGCCTCGGGTCCTCCGGGCAGAAATTCACCCCAACACAGGTTCCGTAGGGCTCGTAAAAAGGTCACAGTCGAAAATTTCGCGTCTGTCGCGTCGCGTAGGGTTTCGCCGACGATTTGTTAATGGAGCGCGAGTAGGCAGACCTCAAAATGGCCCAAGGGCAGAATATCGGGAAGCGGCTGCACTTTGCGGCATTCCTGTAGCGAGAGTGTACGCTTTCATTAGCTATGAAATGGCGCCTATCGCCACGCCGGAGTGTTTTTGGATTTGGTTGCTGAATCGCCGACAGAAAAAGAAGGAGAGCCAAGAGATCAACCGACTGACTGAGAAATGGCGCAAGAATTTTCAATCAATGGAGCGCAACGGCACGCCACGCCAACGACAGTTCGGACGAGAAAGCTACTATCGCCACATTGAGAAGAATCAAGCGCGAGCCCGAGTCAAGATGGCCGCGAAGCGGGCTTGTCCAAGCGGCAAGATTGAGATTGCGCTTCGTCGCCGGCTTTACGATTTGGTGCGCCGGGATCGTGCGACCAAGGGAGAGTCAGCTCTGTTGTTAGTCGGATGCTCGCTTGAAGAACTGCGGTCGCATCTTGAGAATCAATTCTCTCCGGGCATGTCCTGGGAGAATTACGGATCAGCTTGGCATATCGATCACCGCCGACCGTGCGCGAAATTCAATCTTCTGGACGCGAACGAGCAGCGCGCCTGTTTCCATTTCTGGAATCTCCAGCCGCTCTGGGCATTCGACAATCTTTCGAAAGGGGCGCGATGAACGAAACCATGTTGCTGGGTCCGCTGTCAGCCAGAACCGGCGAAACCACGCGCCAGATTCAGCGCGTCGTCGACGAGGGACTTGCACCACGGCCTGAGAAAAAAGGTCAATACGACGTGTGGGCTGTAGTCCGCGGGCTCATCCGATATTACAAAGACAAGTCGGCAAAGGTTTCGGAATCACGAACGGTCGATGCCGCACGCAAGGCAACCGCAGAAGCCGATAGCGCCGAACTTGATGCCGCGAAAAAACGTGGAGAGGTAATGCTCACCAAAGACGTCGAGGTGCGGTGGGCCGACCGGATTATCGCATGGCGAAAAATAATTCAATCAAAGCCGAATTGGGAAACGACCGCGCTGCTCAAGGAATTGGCGAAATATAAAACGGACGAGCAATGAGATCAGCGCTCCTGGCGGCGCTTCGTCGCAACTCAGCTGTTGCCGACACCGGCCAAACTCCGAACATACTTCCACGCCGGAAACGAAAACCGTCCGAGTGGGCGAGTGAGGAAAGAATCCTTCCAGCCGGAACATCGCCGCTCGCGTCCGGCGACCCGATTCCGTACCGGCACGGAGTCATGCCGCATTGTATCGCGCCGATGGATGACGCGGACGATCCAGACGTGGGAAAGATCGTGCTGTGGTTTGCGATCCGCGAAGGGAAGACCGGCGGCGTCTGCCTCAACATCTTCGGGCGCACCGTCACCGACGATCCTGGGAACGTTTACAGCGTCCATCCCACGAAAGACGACGTGGACAGTTTCAGTTCGGGCGATGTCGAACCAATGATCGAGGCGTGTCTCGAAGGATATTTCGTTGAGAAAAAAAGTCGAGACAGCGGCCGGACTCTAGGGTTCAAGAAATTCAAGGGCGGCTGGATCCGCATCGTCAGCGCGGGGAGTCTGACGAAGTTCCGCGGGAAATCGGTCAAGGTGCTGTTCCTGCACGAGCTCGACGCGTTGAACCCCGAGGCCATCTACAAAGCGATCGGGCGCACCACGGGATACGGGGACGCGATCATCGTCGAAGAATCCACGGGCACACTCGCGCCGACCATCGACCCGGTAACGGGAGTCAAGACCTACAATTCCCAGATTCATAAATCCTTCGATGAAGGCAGCCAGCATCGATGGTTCTCGCAATGCCAGGCATGCGATCACTGGCAGATTATCCGCTACAAAAACTTCACATGGCCACCGGGCCGGATGGACCGCGCAGTCTGGGTTTGTGAGAAGTGCGACTACCAGCACGGCCACAAGGAATGGAGGAGGGCCGCAGAAACGAGCGACTGGTTTCCCACGGCCGGACTCACTGAGGATCAAATCGGCGATATCCTCGTTCACCAGCACAAGGCGAAGCCAAAGGATCCAACAGTCCGCAGTCGATGGAAAAACGGGTTTACGTCGCTCCTTCCTGTCGGCAAGGGTTACGCAACGAAGCTTCACGAGTTCGTCGCAAAGGGAGAGGCCGCGAAGACCGACATCACCGCACTACGAGTCTGGACCCAGGAAGTCGCCGCGGAGCTGTGGGATCCAGAATTGGAAGGCGAACCGCCGCCGGCATGGCGCCCGATCTTCGACAGGCGCGAGGATTACGGGCTTGTCGTGCCGGAATGGGGCCTAGTCCTCACCGCGTTCGTCGATTGCCAGTTGAACCGGCTTGAGGTCGGGTGGCGCGCCTGGGGGCGGAACGAGCAATCCGCCGGCATGGATCACGTCGTCCTGGATGGGCATATTCGCGATCCCGAAGTGTGGGGGAAATTGAGATATGAACTGGCCAGGAAATTCCAGCACGGGCTCGGCTGCACGATCCAGCTTTCAATGGCGCTGATCGACGGCGGCGCCTACGCGGAGGACGTGTATCGATTCTTCCAAATCCTTTACCGCAACCCCATGCCGGGAGTGAACGGCCACGTCCGAGCATCCAAAGGCGTCGGGCAGCACGGGCACCCCATCATCACGCGGAAGATGAGCACCGTCGCCAAGAATTTAAAGGGCCACTACATCGGGACGTGGGAAGCGAAGGACCGGATTTACGAGCGACTGCGCATGGAGCCCGTTCCCGACGACGGGAGAGAGGGCGTCATGCGGTTCAACAAACAATTCAGCGAAGAATATTTCCAACAACTCACCGCCGAGCAAGTGACGATCACCTACGAGCGCGGTGTTGAGGTCCGGAAATACGTGAACCCGAAAGCGGTCCGCAACGAAGCGCTCGATATCGAAGTGGGGAACCTGGCCGCGCTCAGGTTGCATCCGCGGAACTTCGACGCGATCGAGGCGGAGTTGAGGGCAGCGGAGGCAGCGACAAAGAAAACCGAAACCGGGCCTGCTCCCGAAGTTGCAAGGCGACCACGCAGAAGGGGTACGCTGCTCGGTTCCCTGCGTTCGGGCTGGTAAAATTCTCATTCCTGAGAAAATAGGCTTTCCAAAATTGAGATAGCCCCTATGATTGCGTGAAATGACTGTCGCTTCTCAATCGGGTGTGCCGTGTCGCTTCACGGCGGGCGATGCCGTTCTATTCACCGTTTCCGATACCGATCATCCGGCAACGCTGTGGTTTCTGGACTTTGTTCTGAGCCGACAAGGAGCGCATCTCGCGACGATCCCGGCCACCGCGGCCACTAACGGGAAAGACTACCAGATCAGCATCTCCTCCACGGTCAGCGCGCTCGCCCCGGGTTTTTGCAAATACGATCTCGTCTTCACGGACAATGCCGACAGCACACAACGCGAAACAGGCGCAAGCGGATGGCTAACGATTCTCCCGAACCCCACGGGCACGCTAACGCAGTCGGATAACCAGGTCGCGCTCGCGGCCTGCAACGCGGCAATCCAGAAACTCGTCAGCCGTTCGAATGCCACGGTGAATTTCAACGGTCAATCCTTCACCTCCATGAACATCGGCGAGTTGTTCAAAGCTCGCGATCGGCTGCAACTGCTCGTGAATGACGAACTGGCCGGACTTGGACTTTCCCGGGGTGGCGGGTTCCGCATTATCCGCAACCGCTTTCGATGAACACCACTCAACGCATCCTTTCCCGTTGGCGGGACAACGGCCACGAAACCCGGCACCAGGCCAACCAGCTTGTTCGCACCGTAAGGAGAGGCAACACGCTCACCGGCGGGTCAATGTCACCCTCGATCGCCACTTACGGCGCCAGCGGGATGGACGATAACAGCTCCGATTTCCTCGGGGATTGGCGCGCCCTCAATTCGTGGCAACAATTCGATCTCCTTCTCGTCCGCAACCGCTCCCGACAGGTCGAGCGCTACAACCCGTGGGCAATCGCTTTCAAGCGTAACATGCTCAACAACACTTTTGGAGCGATGGGGTTTCATTTCGAATCCCTCATCGAAACCGGGACGCGCTACGGAGACGCCACTAATGGCGTCGAGGACGAAACCACGAACGGAATCGTCAATAATTTCTATTCCGAGATGGGCATGGCGAAGAACCTGACCACTCGCCAGAAACTTTCCAGACGCGATTTAGACCGGCTGCTCCTCTCCAGGCTCATCTTCGACGGGGAATGTATCCTCCGAAAGATCCGAGGCTATCCCGCGAACGGGTTCAACTTCTCCTGGCAACCGATCAACCCCGATTATCTCGATCACAACTTGAACCGGCTCGAACCGAACGGGAACGTGATTCGGATGGGCGTGGAATTGGACGGCACCTTCAAATTTCCCGTTGCCTACTGGTTCTGGCGCTCCCGGCCTAACGACAGGCTGTATAATTACACTTTCGACAACGATCTTTACGTGCGCGTACCGGCCGAGGAGGTGATTCACTTCTATTTGCAGACCGAGGACGAAGAACAGGTTCGCGGGTGGCCGTGGATCTTCGCGGCCGTCATTACCTTGTTTCGGATGGGAAAATTCGAGGAAGCGGCCCTCGTTAATGCGGCGATCGGCGCCAGTCGGGGGGTTTACTTCAAGAAGACTTACCCTGACGGGTTCGTGGAGGCCGGCGGGCTGGCAGGCGGAAGTACCGTCCACGACGACGGATCGATCAGTCTGGATTTACCGCAGGGGTCTGCCCTGGAATTGCCCTACGGCGTCGAGCCTGTAGTGGCCGATATGCGCTATCCCGACGCCGAATTCGAGCCATTCCGTAACGCCATGATGTTGAGTGCCGGCGCCGTATTCGGAACCAGCTACGCCACCACCACGGGCGATCTCAGCAAGGCAAATTTCGTCAGTTCACGAATGGGCCAGCTCGAGGAGCGCGAGCAATACATGGCCGTGCAGGAATTCTTCATCGAGAAATGGAAGCGCCCAGGGTTCGACGAAGAACTTTATCGCGCCATGCTCGCTCAGAAAGTTGCTCTGCCTCTCTCCAAGTTCGAGAAATTCAACAAACCCGATTTCACAGGTCGCCGCTGGAAATTCGTCCAGCCCGTGGACGACATGAAGGCGAACGAGATGAAGCTGAACAACCTCACCACCTCGATCGGCGACATCATCCGCGAAACAACGCAGGAAAACCCGCGCGTCGTGTTCAAACGGATAGCAAAAGAGGCGAAGCTGCTGAAGGACTTAGGGCTTGAACGAGTCACGACAGCAAAATCAGAAGCGGGCAAGTCCACTTCTGAAGACATAATGCTTGATGAGAACGGGCAGCCAATGTTGGACGAGAACGGGCAGCCAATGAAAACCACATCTGGCGCTGGGTCTCCTATGGCCGAACAACTCAAAAGAGAAACCGATGCTTACGGCGTTGCGGTCAGGGCCGGCGCGCTCACGCCGCAGTCCGCAGACGAAGAATATTTCAGAACCAAAGCAGGTCTTCCGAAGTTGAGTGCGCAAGGAAAAGCGGCATGGGAAAAAGACAAAGGAGTGCGCCGCCCGATTACTTTGACACAGCCAGATGGAAGTCATCCTGCCGCTACAGTGCCGGAAACAACGCCGGCACCCGCCAAGAAGTGAAGCGGTTTCGGCGATTCATTTGTTGGTTTCGTGGGCATAAAGAAGAGGTATTTCGTCGCGCCGACGATCAGCGGCAACTTCTCTGGATTTGCGCTCGGTGCGATAAGGTCACTCGATCATTGAAGCTCACCTACACCGCAGATCGAAAAATGCGGGAGTTGCGACGGCAAACAAAAAGCCGGGATCGGATTCGACATGGCTAGGATCCGAGTTTGGAAGCTGACCAGCGGAGACCCGCGCCAATCGATATTAAGCGGCAGGATTGAGGTTGAAGGCGACTTCACGCGCTCCGAGTGGGAGAAAATCCAAGTCATGTTCATGTCGATGCGATGCCGCACGCCAAAACTCGCCAACCAGGAACCGAAGCGCATTCTACCTGTCGTGCCGTTTCGCATTCTGATGATAGAAGACCGAAAGCCAGCGAGTTCGCAATCCTGAGAAACTTCTCATCCGTGAGAAATACTTCTTGCAATTGAGACAAGAGTAGTAGAAAACGGCATCAACCACGATGCCGAAACCCCGAAAAAGTTGGTATGAGATCAAGAACAGCGCGAATGGCGAAACCGAAATTGCCATTGACGATGAGATCGGAGCTTTTGGGGTCTCCGCGAAAGCGTTCCGAAACGACATCAAGCGGCTCGGAGAAAAAGAGCCCATCCACGTCCACATCAATTCCGACGGCGGCGACATCACCGAAGGAAACGAAATCTTCAACATCCTGAAGGACCACAAGGGGCCGGTGCGGACCTCGGTGGGAGCAATCGCCGCCAGCATGGCCACGGTAATCGCCGCGGCCGGCAAGCCCTGCTCGATCGCGGAAAACGGGTTCTACATGATCCACAATCCGTGGACGATCACAATGGGCGACTCGGAAGACCTCCGCAAGAACGCCGAGGTGATGGACAAAATGAAGGCTGGCATCATCGCGGCCTACCGACAGAAGAGTCACTTGAGCGACCAGGAAATCTCGGACCTGATGGACGAAGAGACCTGGATGACCGCCGAGGAAGCGCTCGAGAACGGTTTCGTCGATTCCATCGATAAACACGCGGACGATTCCGCGAAAAACTTTGATCTGAGCCGGTTCCGTAACTCGGCAAAATTCCTTTCCAGACTGCGCCAAGAGCACAACAAAAAACGCCTTGAACAAGCGGCCAACGGCGGGGACGCCGACGGCGAGAAAGTGACCTTGCAAGACTTGGAAGACGCCATCGACGGGGCGGGAGAATCCGAAGACCACCAAAACGCAGCAACCAAAAAAACCACAATGAAAGTTCGAAACCTTATTTTTAAGAAGGGCGACGATGGCGGCGGTTCTGGCGGAGGCGAGTCTCTCACCCCCGAACAGATCGAGGCCAAAGTCACCGAGCAGGCCAACAAGCTTTACGAAGCGAAATTGAAACGTGACGCGGAGATCGACGACATCGTTCTCTCCGTGCGCAACCGCGAGAAGCGCGACTTCGGCAAGGAAGCCGGCGACTTCAAGCGCGACAACAAAACGGCGGCCGAGTTCGCCATGTTCATCGCCAAGGCCAAACCCGAGGACGGGAAACCGTTCGAGGTCATCGGCGCGGGCGAGGAAGGCCGGGTCGAAGTCACGGATGCGCTCCGCGGAGTTGCCAAGGGCAGCCCGGGTGAAGCGTTCATTTCCAGCGAGGTTTACAAGAGCCTACGCGACACCTTCAAATCCCGGGGCAAAATCCCCGAGAAAACCAACGCCAGTTTCGACGTGAAAGACGCCGTGATGGGCAACTTCTTGAACGCGGCTGCAACTCCCACGAGCACCGGCCTTACCAGCATCGAGAAAGTCCCGGGCGTCATCTCGCTCGGCCTTCGCCCGTTGATGGTGAAGGATCTGATCCTCCCTGGCACCACGAACGCCACTACGATCCGCTACATCCGCGAGGTTAGCTTCGCGAACGAAGCCGATATGGTTGCGGAAGCGGCTGCGAAACCCGAAGCCCTCTTCGAGTTTCAAGAGGTTGACGCGCCCGTAAAGAAAATCGCGGCTTACGTCAAGATGCCGGACGAATTGATCGCGGATTACGCCGCCGTCGCCAGCTTCATCAACATGCGTCTGCCCTACAAGGTGGAGCGCAAGGAAGAGGACGAACTCCTGAACGGCACCGGCGCCGGCCATATCACCGGCATCCTGCAAACCAGCGGGATCCAGACCCAGGCGAAAGGCGCCGACACCCGCGCCGACGCGCTGTTCAAGGCCATCACAAACGTCCGTTTCGGCTCCGGCCTCGCGGAAGGCGGATGGGAACCGGACGGCATCGTGCTCAATCCCCTGGATTGGGAAAACCTCCGGCTCGCGAAAGACTCAAACAACCAGTACTACGGCGGCGGCCCATTCACGGGCGCTTACGGCAATGGTCCGGTTGTGCGGTTCGATACGATCTGGGGCAAACCCTGCGCGATCACCCCGGCCATCGCGGCCGGCACCGCGCTCGTGGGTGCGTTCCGCATCGCTTCGCAGTATTTCCAGCGCATGGGCATGACGATCGAGATGACGAACTCCGACCAGGACGACTTCATCAAAAATCGGGTGACTGTACGCGCGGAAGAGCGCCTTGCCCTTGCCGTGTATAATCCCCCGGGATTTTGTCAGGTAACAGGGCTGTAAAGTTCTTGACAATCACGTAAGATTGCGACAGGCTCTGGGTGATGAATCCAGAGCCTGTCTTGTCTTCTGCATGGGCTGAGCGCCCATGCGATAACTGCGGTAAGCCGTGCGCGAAAAAGCTCTCGCAGGCAAAACGATGTAAGTCATGGTCGTGTTCTATGAGTTGCGCTGCATCAGTTCGATGCAGGCAGCGACTAGACGCTGGAACATGGAAGCAACCCGTGAAACCGCGTAGAGGAAAAGAAGTCCCATGCGCGCAATGCGGAAAGCCGACATATCGGAATCAGACGCAAATCAGTAGCCCATCCGAAGTGTTTTGTTCCAGGAGTTGTCATACTGAAAAGCAGCGGAAAAACTCCGTGGTAGTGAAGTGCGTTGTTTGCGGCAAAGAAAGAACGGTCAGCCCAAGTCACTCGCGATGGATGAAAACGTGTTCGATGAAATGCCAAGGCAGAAGGAGAATTCTACGGCCGCTGGATCGGAACCATAATGGAGCTCCAGTAAAACTGGATCAAAACGGCTACGTCATGGTGTGGGAGCCCGACCATCCAAACACCGCGATGAAGGGATGGCAATACGAACACCGCCTCGTCGCGGAAGCTACGGTTGGCCGCTACTTAAAATCCGATGAGCACGTTCATCACGTCAACGGAGTTAAGGATGACAATCGTCCGGAGAATCTTCAGGTGATGGGGCAAAACGAACACGCGTTTATCAGTTCGATGGAATACCAAGCGAAGTTGGAGCGGGACAATAAAGAACTGGAAGAGTACCGTCGGAGATGGGGTCCGCTTGCGTCGAACAACTGAGCCTTTTTCTCAATCCTGAAATAATTCTCAGAGTTGCGAAAAAGAAATTGACACGAAGGGCAGTTGGGGCGCAATGTCGCGGTAACTTGAGACGTAATCGTCATTCCCGCTCACCCATGAAAACAATCCTTTCACTTCTCTGCGTCACGGTTCTAGCTTGTTCTGCCTTCGGGCAAGCGGGCGAAGATTTACCGGCGTTCGATCAAAAGATGGTCAAGAGCGCCACCGCTCCGGTTAACGGCACGAACGAGATTCAGACAATCACGATCGGCGGCACCCCCACTGCTGGCACATTCACGTTGACCTACCAAGGCAACACTACGGCTGCGATCACCTGGAGTAGCAACAACACGACGTTAGTCTCCAATATCGATACCGCCCTCGAGGCGTTAGGACGCATCGGAACCAGCGGTGTTGTAACGGCGGTCGGGACAGCTACGGCAGGAATAGGAACCTTTACCGTCACATTTAGCGGGACCAATAACGCCCGCAAAAACGTGCCGCAAATGACCGTTACCAGTTCGCTCACCGGAACGTCGCCGACAATCGCGGTCACTACCACCACTGGCGGCGTCGAAGCGGATGGGCGGATTTTACCCAAGGGCACGCTCTGCGTGGCGATCGACACCGGATTGCTTTATCAACAGACAGGCACCCCGCCGAATCCGACGTGGGTAAAGGTCAGCGCGGAGTAAAAATCATGGCTACACACATCGCAAAACAAAAAGTCTGGCGCACGCATAAGAACGAGCTCGTCGAGGACGGACATGAAGCCGCCGCGCAGCTTGTAGCCCCAAAAGGCGGCGAAGTCTCCAGCGAGGAATTGGCGAAATACAAAAACGCTGACGACTTCTTCGCTGAGGACGGCACGACCGCCGCCGACAAGGCCAAGCGCGAAACCGACGAGCCGAAAAAGCCGTGGACCAACGCCGAGATTCAGGCATACCGGAACGCTCGCGAAGGCGACGAGCCCACTGCCAGCACGATCACGCGCGTCGAGAAGCAGACCGCCAAGAAAGAACCCGCGGCCGAGAAGGTGCGCAAGAGTCGCCCCGGCCCCGAGAAAACTTCTGTGAAGGTCAAGAAAGCGCCGGCCAAGAAAGCCGGGTAATTGCGACATGACCAAGGCCGAACAGGAATCGAAAGACAGCCACGCGGAGTACGAGAAAAAACTCGCTGAGTCTGGCGAAGGCGTTCATCTCCCGCGATCAGGCGAGCCGGGGGCGCCGGATCATCCCGATTTCCCCAAGGTAACGCCCACGCCGAAAAAGAAACCGGGCGAGAAGTAGAGAGGGCCTGTCAATGGCCCTGATCGACGACAGCGAGCAGGCGTTTCGCGAATTGCTGGCGGTAATGCCCGCCACGATCGAGCACAACGGGATCACCAAGCCTTGTGTGTCGCAGACGTATTCAGTGAAGCGGGCGCAACAGCTCCAGAATTACACCCTCGACGCGTCCACTCAGGTTACGATGTTGACCAGCGACTTCGAAGCGCTCGGGGATTTGAAAGACCGGGTAAGCGAACTCTCGGTCAATGGCGGGGAAGCGCTGGTGTTTTTAACAAAGGATTCACACGTTAATTCCGCCGTGGTTCATCTTTTCCTTGGCGCGGTGCAATGATTATGCCTTGCATTGTCGATACCTCGCAAATCAATGGGTTCTGTCGATCTATCGCGGCCACGAACAACGGAGTGACGATTTGGGATGCGATGATTTTCGAGATAGGAAAAGTGTTGGAAGGCTGTGTGCGCTTAACGATGGGGGATCATTGGAAGATCACGCGGAGCGTGGAATTCAAGAATAGGACCCTGCGTTTCGGAGGCAAAGGGAGCGGCCCCGCCATTATCTACATTTCGAAGAAAGGGCTTGCCTGGTTCGCGGATGAACCGGGAGCAGGGTACGAAGGCATTGCGCAAGGGCCGAACTCCAAGAGGGTGTTTGCCTCGTCTGGAAAAACATTTCATCCAATGACTGAATTTTTCCATTACGGGCAGCCTCGGTGGGGGAGATACCAAGCGATGCTTGCGCAGTTGAAAGATAAACAGGTTCCCGTGCGGCATGTCATGGGTCGCGCCGCTCAATCATGGGTTCAAATGGCTCAATCAATGGGCCTGCAAATCAACGCTCCCGATTGGGTTCGTAACGCCCCTGCCTTTAGAGGTCAGACCCACATCAACGGGTTTTCGAAATCCATCCGTAGCGTCGGTGGCGCGATAGTCGAGTTGAAAAATACGAATCCTGTGCTTCTTGGCACGATCGACGGGAACCGAATCCTTCAAGTATCGATCAAGAACCGGCTCAAATATCTATACCGTGGCATTTCTGAAACCTACATAGCCAAGGTGAAAGAAACCGCCTCACGTTACAGGGGGCTAATTGCGACATGACAACTCTCGAAGAAATCTCGAATCCGATGCCCCACGTCCTCACGGTGTGGAAAAACCTGCTCGAAACAGCCGGGCACAAAGTTTTCAGCGTCTCGGCGTTCGATGAGGGAACGGACGATTCCGCCCTGAGCCCATATTTCAAAATTCAACTCCAGAACCTTCGCGCCTCCGGCGGAGAATACCCGTTGGCGGGAAACAAATATTGGTCGTCATGGAGTGGGACGCTCATTACACGGGCCTCTACCATGCGCGGGAAGAACGGCGACAAGCACAACGCTCTCGTGGGCGCGATCTATGTGCTGGCGACGAAGAACCGGAACCTCTACGCGCCGTATCACAGCATCCATCATTTCCGACCAGCGGGATTGAATTCGAGCACGGACGGGTTACTCGATCACAGCGAGATTCATCTGGACGTCGAGATTTTTGTGCGGGACGACGCTTGGCCACAGCAATGAAAACGGTTTTAATGTGGCTCACGCCAGCCAGAGAAGCGGATATTCAAGCACGCCTTGAAAAAATACGGAAGCAGTTAAAGGAAAAGCGGGAGAGGCAAAAAGAGCGACATAAAATACGTAGGCGGACCGATATTAATTTCCGGTTGAGACAAGTTTTGCGTCATCGGATAAGGCACGCCATCACCAACCAAGGCACCAGCAAGGCGAGAAAAAGCGAACAACTCCTAGGGTGTTCTATCGCCGAGGTTCGAGTTTGGATTGAACGTCAATTTGCTCCCGGCATGTCGTGGTCGAATCACAGCGTGAGAGGCTGGCACATAGATCATAAAGTGCCCTGCTCCAGTTTTGATCTAACCGAGCCAGAGCAACAGCAAGCCTGTTTTCATTTCACCAATCTCCAGCCTCTTTGGGCCGTGGATAACTTGAGAAAGGGAGCTTCGATGGAACCGGATGAAACCCAATCAATCCTGAGAAAGTTCTCATCCTTGAGAAAAAGGCTTGCCAACATTGAGACAGCACCGTAATTCTTGATTCATGGCCCAGCCCGCAACGATCATTGATGCCCCCTCGGGTGATACCCAACGGCACGGTTCCCAGCAAGTCACCTTCTCAGGCGCAGGGACGCTCATCGCCGAGGACATTAGTTACCGGAAAGGCACCCGAGCCATCCGTTCCACAAATGAAGTTGGCAAACCGCTCAAGGCCGCTTACGTGCCGGAATGGGGCGATGGCAGCATGACCGTGCAGCTCAAGACGGCCACTGACCGCCTGACTGCCGGACAGACGGGCTCATTTTACGATACGGACGGCAGCACGGTGATCTCTTTCATCGTCACCGAAGTAGGCGTGGAATATCGGCAGAACGACAGCGTGAAGGTTCCGATCAAGATCTCCGAGAAGATCAACTAACCATCTTGCCAGTCCGGCATCGGACCTCGGAACAAAATGAAAACCGACCGAGCCAGACTTTACCGATGGCAGATTGCCAGGGGGAACGAAGTTGACGAATCGTTCAGGGAACGGGCGTTCCTCCCGATCACGGACCAGATCAACGGGGTAACGGTCCTCCAGTTCACCCTTCGCCATCTCACGATCCTCTCGCATCTCCAGAGCCCGTTCATCTATGGCGGGGTGCGCCAGATGGAGGACATCGGGCAATTCCTTTGGGTAGTGAGCCCGCAATACGACACTTTGCCTCCCGAGGAAACGAATCGGACCCGATACCTGGCCGAACTCGTGTTGCATCCGAAGTGGGAAAACTTCTACCGCGCCATCGATCGCTATTTGCAGCGCACCTTTCGCGATCCGCCTCCTATGGTGGGAGACGGGAAACTGATTGCAGCCTGTTACACCGCGGGCGTCGTCCACAAGATCGCGAAAACCTACGGGTGGGACGATGAGACCATCATGGATAAACCGCTCATCCGGTTGTTCCAATACCTAAAATGGATTCAGGCTGACGAGAATCCAGCCACCCCGCAATTCAGCCCGATGGCCGACCGGGTAAAAAGCCGATTTTCTTGAGACATGGCGGATAGCATTACATGGCTGGTAAATGCGGACGCGAGCCAGATTCGCGCCGAGATGAACAGCGCGATGCAGTCGGCCAACCGCAGCACGGACGCGATGGTTCAAGGGTTCAACCGGGCCGACCTCGCACACGGAACGTTGCTTAAAAGCAACGCCCGCGTCTCCCACCAGATCGGGCTCTTTGCTCGCACGGCGGCCTCCGGCGCCGACTCCCTCACCCTCATGGCGACCGGCATGGAAGCGGTCGCCCACGCCACGAGACTCCCCCTAGGCCCACTCACCGCGCTCATCGTGGCCGGCACGCTTGCCTTTAAGCTCCATGAGTCCAGCAAGGAATGGACGGAACTGAACAAGCAGCAGGACGAATTCCTGCGTAAAGACCTGACCAAAGAAAAGACCGATCAGCTCGAAAAGCTCAAGACTCAGGCCGAAGAACTTCGGAAGAAGATGGACGAGCACGAAAGCTCGTTCTGGCACATTGCTTCTCAGACCGCCGGTCGGCTCGTTCAGGACTCGGACATGTCCAACTTTAGAGTGAACCCGCATGCGCCGTCACCGAAGGAAATGGCGGACAAAGCAGCGGCCCCGGGAGATCAAGGATGGTTAAAGGCGCGGGATGCGATCCTGAAAGGCCAGAGAGACGCAGCGGAGGCGTACCACAAGCAGCGGCTCGCCGATATTCCCAAGGAAGTGGACGCGGAAATCGCCAAGCGCAAGCATGACGAAGAAGTAGGTAAAGACGCGGCCAGCTTCAAGGACAAGCTGCAGCTCAGTCTGGCAGAAATTGCCAAGGACGGGCTGCACAAACGGACCTCTGCTTCCTTCGACAATACGAAGCAATATGCTGGCGACGTGGCAGAACATGCCCTCAAGGAAGAAGGACTTGCGCGGAAGTCGATGCTCAAGGGGAACTACGGTGAAGCCATCCAGCATCAATCCGTCGCCGAACAACTCAAGGCGACCATTCCTAGCCTGAAAGACAGCGAGAAAATCGCCACCTTCCGCAGCGCTCTCGATACCTCCGAACGGCTCAAGGAAATCGCGAAAAACATCAGCTTCAAAGGACAATAGAATGGCCGTTCTAAACCTAACCACCGCCAAAAGTTTCCGGCAATACGCCGCGATAGAAGGCGTGAACCATCCGCCGATCCCCCATTTCTTTGAGCACGCGCGGCCGCCAGGAGATGCTATCAGTCCCGAAGGTATCATCGGCAGCGATAGCGTGAACGTTCCGCCCACCTTCAGCGCTGTTGCCGCGACCGATCTTCTCACCACTGCGGGCCACGGTCTGGTCTCCGGCACGCCCGTACGTTTCACCACCACTACGACCTTGCCCGCCGGCCTCTCTCTCGTTACCACCTACTACGTCATCGCCTCGGGCCTCACCGCCGACGATTTCAAAGTGTCCGCTACCCTTGGTGGTTCCACGGTGAACATCACTGACGCTGGCACGGGAACGCATTCGTGGGCACGTTACCTCACCGCAGACGAGCAGGCCGAGGTCGCCCAATGGAAACTTGATCGCATTGACATGAAGGTTGCGTTGCCAGCCTCCCTTCTCTGGATTGCGGCTCAGAAAGCCTACGAAACCAACCCTCTACACAAATCATGGCTGGTAGACGATTACTACCAGCGGTATTGGCAGGCGATTTATCGCTCGTCGGACCATGCCGACGCCGCCCAGGAAGTAACCCCGCCCTCCGCTTCCGATACCGGCGACGTTACCCACGATCCCCCGACCGTACCGGCTGGAGTTAGCCCGAACTAAATCGATATGGCTACCGTAAATGTCGATCTCTTCGCTCTCTGGCAGCATGGCCGGTTCGTTACCAGTCTAACCAACCCCGGACCTCCCACGCTCCCCGCGATCGTGGCGGGAGATACGTGGAATATTAACGTCTTTTTCGTCGATGATACCAACCCGATGCAGATCCATCGATTTGCCGGGTCCATCGTCTCCGCACGAATTCGTTGTGCGGGCAATAATCACGCTTACGCCACTGCCGCCGCCTCCGGCGAGATCCCATCTACTACCACTCCCGTGGTGACTCGCGTCCAGGCGGGCAGCAGTACACAGGTCGAGAAACAGCGTATCGACTTCCCGTCCATTCCCAGTTACTCCGCTTTTGGGGGTCATTCTCTTTATCTGGGATTCTCTGGCGCAGGATCTGGAGGCCGCGGCGGCGGCACATCGCTCGAAGGAATTTCCGGCGCCATCCCTGCCAATGCCGACGCGTTCGATTTTCACAATGCCATTCAAGCCATTGTCGGATACTACAAGAGTAACGACGGCCCTTATACCTGGGGGGACTTGCAGGCCCGCTATGCATCTGCGATCAGGCAGGTGTTCGTTACTGGCTCTATCGCGGCCGGCTTGGTCGTCGAATTCGGTGATCTCTTTAACGGTGCGAACTGGTGGAACACTGGCATCCATCTTCTTACTGTTGATGATTCGACTATCCTTTATCCCTACGGCTGGAATATATCGTTGCCGTTCACGGACTCGAATTTCTCTGATTACCTTCTTTCTGCTAACGCACCTGCTTTTTTAGAAGTCACGCTTAATGGGGATGTGGTCGCCTTTATTCAGCTCACCGGCGCTACTGGTTCCAGCCCACCTATTTTTACTAATAGCCCGCCAGCGGCGTTTCTTAATTCGTCGTACGATTTTCTTTATAGCGCCGCCGGTTATCCGGCGCCGACCTTTGGCGTTACCGCAGGAGCCCTGCCCCCGGGTTTGTCCCTCACTTCTGCCGGTCGTATTTCCGGCACGCCTACCGTTGCGGGTACCTTTGTCGGACAAATTACGGCCACGAATACTGCTGGCTCTGCCAGCCAAAGTTTCTCCATAGACGTCGGTGGCGGAAGCTCCTTTAACGCTCCTGTCTTTACTAATGGCAACCCGCCCGGTGCCGGTTCCACTGGTTCAGCTTACGGCTTCCTCTATACTGCCGCCGGTTATCCGGTGCCGACCTTTGGCCTTACCGCAGGCGTTTTACCTACGGGCCTGACCCTCTCGTCCGCTGGTTACATTTCCGGCACGCCTGCTTCCGCTGGCACTTTTGACGGGCAAATTACGGCTACAAACACGGCTGGCTCTGCCACTCAAGCGTTCTCCATTACCATTGTTGCCCCCGGTGGAGGTGGGATCCCGGCAAATATCACCCAAGTCCTCTATGACGGAGATCACTCTGGAGCTTGGCCGATTGGGCCGATACGGAAAGAATCTCCGTTCAAATCCTCACCGGGCTATTATATCTACCGGCAGCGATATCGAGGATTTCACAACGTTGGGGCATTGCCATTGGGATCTGTCTGCCCAGAGGATTCAAATGCGGGTTTGGTAGAAGAAACTGAAAGACAAGATTTGGGCGGTGCCGATCTGGTGGAATGGGACAGGGTGTGGGCCAATGTGCCGTCCGTCCCGCCAGAATTCGAGGTATTCAATTATCCTGCCCAATTCCTGTTTACCGTGAACAACGGCGCGGTTCAGCTTCAGTCTTACGTTCTAACGCGTTGCGCCAGAGTTGAGCGAACGTTCATTGACACGACGAACCCGGGCGGCATCGGTCTAGCCATATTGCCGAGAGTTTTGTACATCATTAACAACGTTGCCTACGTCACTGCGGGGTTCGGTAACGTGCAAAACGGCCAGACTGTTATCGCTGCCGACGACACTCTCGAGAGATGGATGGGGAATATCTGGATCAAGACCCACCGCACAATCGTAATATGAACACTGAAATCCTTGGCACGCCTCCGCCAGACATCCGCTCAGAATGGCGCCGCCTGAACTATCTCGTCCAAGACGTGCAAGGGTTGAACAAAGTCACCTCGTCACATTCTCATCTCGTCTCGGTCATCGTGAACGATGATGGGTTCGTGTTCGATTTCTCGGGGCTTGTTCAGGCCCTCGCGGGCAAAGGAATCATTCTATAACTTTCTCAAGTTTGAGAAAAGCGTTGTCAAAATTGAGACAGGCGACATAATTGCGAAAGCCGCATGGAACTCCTCATCAATCGCTTCGCCTCGGATCGGGCCGGCCTGCTCTCGCTCGCGGGAGGCCAGATTATGCGGAGCACCGCCAAACTGCCCCGGCTAATTCGGAACGATGGGGAACCGATCACGATTCGGGTGTTCGATCCTTCGCAATCAGGCGCTCGCGATTTTGACGAGGTAGATATTTCGACGGCCACGGTGCGCGTAGGTATCGGCATTCCCGATCAAACCCCGACCGCTGGAACATTCTCCGTCACGGAGACCACTGGAAGCAACGCCACAGCCTCGCTGGCGTTCGATCTCAGCGCCGCGGCGATGGAGACGGCATTGAACCTTTTGCCCGCGGTCATCGCGGCCGGGGGCGTCACGGTGGGGAAACCGAACGCGGGGATTTATCAGGTCACATTCAACACTCCCGGAGTCCAGACAGCGCGATTCAGCGCGAACACGGCCCGGATAGCGCCCCTATCCGTAGCGACGATTTCCCGTGTCCAGATCGGCAACCCCGACGTGCAGGAGATCGTCCTCATCCAGTTGATCCAGAACGCCTACGTTTACAATGTGTTGGCCGATGTTCTCCCGGCGGCGGGAGCAACAGTGGATCACATCCAGGAAGGCACGAGCGAACTGCCCGACGTGCAACGGATCAAGCTTTCTCCCCTGCCTTACTCGGGGACGTTCGATCTCACGATTGACGGCATAACCATCGTGGCCATCCCTTTCAACGCGGGGCAATCGCAACTGCAAAGCATGGTGGGCAACGCTTACGAAGTGGAGCAGATCGGGAATGGCGAATGGATCATCCAGACCGTCGAGACCGGCGCCATCGCGGATATCACGGTGGACGTATCCGATCTGGTCGTTCCCACGGGTGTCAAAGGCACGCTCGCCCTGAACACGATTGAGATATGGCGGGTCTTCGCCAGCGATACCGAAAAGGTCAAGACCTTCACCCTCGAAGTCCAAGTCCAGTTCCCGGGGGAAAGTTCCCGGACCATCCTGCAAATGCCGGTCGAGATGAGCCGGAACGTCATCAACCTCGACACGCTCGCGGCAGCCTCCGTTCTGGGCATCCAGACGACCCTCAGCGCTCTCTTCGGGAGCCGAGCCTTCACGTGGACGACCGCGCTTACCGGGCTTACTGGCGGGGCGAATAAGCTCGAATCCGTGGTCACAGTGAGTCTCGCACTCGGCTCGCGATATGACTTCTACCTGAACGGGGTAAACAACTCCTTCGTTCTCGTAGCCGGCGTGGCCGATACCACCGATCCCGGACAGGTCACCCCCCTCGATTACAACTCTGGGAGCAACAACAAACATTGGGAGCGCATGGCCTGATGAAAAGATTCCTCCTCGCATTGTTTCTCGCGAGCGTTCCCGCCTTCGGAGCTACCGAAAAGCTCGTTCTCGATACCAAGACGCACGTCCTGACCGGAGAGACCGGAGGAACCGTCATTGACGCAAAAGGCGTCACCCTCACTCTCGGCGGGTTCACCATCTCGGATGCCAGCGGGGTGAAAACCATTATCCTTGGCAGTACCAGTGGGACGAAGATCGGCGCGACCGGAGACAAACTCGGCCTTCTCGGTGCCACGCCCGTAATCCGCCAGACCGGGAACCTCCTGACCGCTCTGACCGCTTACGGTCTCATCAATTCCCCCTCGCTTACCATCGCGAACGTCACGAGCCTGCAAGCCGCTCTGGACGCCAAAGCCGTGGATACGGCCACTGTCCACAAGACCGGCGCGGAGACCGTCGCGGGGGTAAAAACCTTCTCGAGCGCTCCCGTGGTCCCCAGCGCATCTTTCCCCGAAGCCGCGATAACCAATCTGACCACAGACCTTGGATTGCGGGCCCTGGACAGCGCCGTAGTTCATACCTCTGCCTTTAACGGGCTCGGTGACGCGCGTTACCCGCAACTGACCGGCAGCTACGCGAACCCATCGTGGATCACGTCTATTCCATTCTCCAAGCTGACCACGACTCCGACCACCGTATCTGGTTACGGAATCACGGATAACACCTTCGCGAATCTCGGCAGTAAACCGACAACGCTCTCGGGCTTCGGCATCACGGATCCGGTCGCGCTCCTCACGGCTCCGCAGACGTTCACCGCCGCACAGAGCTTTTACTCAATCGACAGCAATTCGGTTGTCGCCACGGTACTGACTACTCCGGGCGCTCCCATCGTGACCCACACCGGCACGGCCGGGGCGACCACATGGACCTACGTTATCGTCGCGAAACTCTCCGATGGCAGTTCCACTCCCGCAGGCCCGACCGGCTCGACCACGACCGGGAACGCCACGCTCGATAACTCGAACTACAACAATCTTTCGTGGACGGCTGTCACGGGCGCGGCTTCGTATGACATTTACCGCACCGTTCATGGCCTGGTCCCATCCACGCTCGGCCAGATCACCAATGTCTCGGCCACGACCTACAGCGATAAAGGGGCCGCGGGCGATACCGGCACGGCGCCCACGGCGAACACCACGGGTCAAGTCAGCGGCTCAATCACTGATGGCGGCGGTCAGGTGCTCAACGTCAAGTCACCGCGTTTCGCCGGCGGCGCGAAAGCCGATGGCGTGACCGATGACGCGCCCGCGATCAACGCGGCGATCGCCACGCTAACAGGCGTTTCCGGCGCGGATATTTACCTGCCGCCGGGCAACTATCGTCTCGCTTCTCCGATTCTTGTTTCGGGCTATAGTCGAAACCTTCGCGGCGCCGGAAAAGAAAGCACGGTTCTCATTCCGGACCTTAACGTGACGAGCGCGATTCGCCTCGGCAACCGTTCTCTAGGTTCGCCCTACAGTGATGCCAAAGTTTCTGACTTGACCATTAATCGGGCCGCTGGCACGCCGCCATCGGGCGTAATGGGCATTGATGCCGATTTCGTAAGCCACGTCGTGATCGAAGACGTCTCCATCTATAGCCAGGACATCGCGTTGCGGACGGATCACGACAACAATTCCGGTAACTCGTCGATCCATCTCACTCTGAATCGCGTTCATACTTTTTTCTGTGCCGCCGCTCACATTTGGCTGCGCAACATCGCGGTCGTCCGATTGAATGACTGCTATCTCGCGCGCAGCGGCGATACCGTCGCCACGACCGACATGATCGTGATCGATGGCACCACCAACGATGTCGTCGTTTACGGAACTACCGCCATCCCAACCGCGCCGGCGAACACGACCACGATCGTTCGCTGGAAAAATATACCCTCGAACAGCTCGGGTGTTTTCAGCTTCATCAAATTCAACACCGAACAGGGCAAAGACATTTTCGCATCGGACGCCAGCGCCCTGATCATCAATCAACTTTCGGTCACGAATTCCCGCCTCACTAGCGGCAGTGGCAAGGTCTGGAATTTCAATGCTTCGACCGCGCTCACTGACATCAACTTCTCGAACAACCCCGCGATTTCCACAGTTCAGAACGCCAGTATCGCAGGCGCACTCAAGTCGCGCTTCCAGGGAAATTACGTCACCGGCACGCTCACCTTCAGCAGCGGAGATTGGATTGTCAGCGGCAACACCTTTACCACCGACACCGTTTTCACTGGCGCATTTGCCCCGCTGGTCCTCGTTGCCAACGAAGCGGTCTTTAACGGCATCACACCGATCGCGCTCGATACGAGCGGTGCCACCGGAATCATAACCAGCATCGGAAACACAAAAGACGCCGGCACTCAACCGCTCACCATTCTCCCTGCCGATATCGCCCAAGGCACCTGGACGGCCAGCGTTTCGTTTCTCACCGGCGGCTGGAGTAACATCACCGGCGCCGAAACCTTATATCGGAGCGAGCGGTCCGGCATCGTTCGTCTCAGTGGCTCCATCCATAGCGTTACCGGTGGATCCACGTTAAATGCCGGAGTCATCTGGCTGAACGCACTGCCCGTCGGGTTTCGTCCGACACGAACCGTCACCTTCTCCGTCCCTTGCGGGACCAGCACCGCCAACGTTTCGATCGACGTAAACGGCATCGGCCGCCTGGACACTGCCGCGCCTTCGGGCACTAACATTACACTGGACGGGATCACGTTCAGCACGAACTGATGAAGCTCTATTGCGACATAACGCGGCAACGGTTTGTGCAGGGTTTCTGGCTCTCGGCGGAGATTACGCCATTCTTCACCCAGAACGATACCGCTACTTTCCAGGTCTATCTCCTCGCGGCCACCGGGAACAGCCGGTTCCCTTTCACGTATGACAGAACCAGCGGGAAAGCGGGTTACACCGCCACGGCCACCCTCTGTAATCCCGGGGGCAGTCCGCTCACCCTCACGGATCCCGTCTCGCTGGACCTGATCCGGAACGGGTTCTCGGGGACCATCACGCTCGATACTCAGGAACTCGTAACCTTCCTGACTGGCCGGGCTGAGCGAGCCGCTTTTCTCGCCATTGAAGTTACCGACGATGCCGGGAGCAAAGTGACGAGTTTCATGGGCGAAGTGAGCCTGTGCATGGCCGCCACCGCGGCTGAGACGGTGAAGATATCGAGCGTCATCCGCCGACAGGACATCACCAGCTATATGGGCGGCTCGGAGTCACTGGAAGGCATCGCCACCATCGGATTATCTCTCGGCACTCTCTGGTGGGTGAAGATCAACGGGTCAGAATCACATTGGGAACTCACTGAAGGGAGCGCCGCAAGCGATCCCGATTCCGGCATCATCTTAACTGCGGATGGCGGGCAACTGGTTCGCACGATTGGGCTATGAAAAAGCTGGTTCTTCTTCTTACTCTGCTCCTCCCGCTGACGGGACTGGCACAAACCAGCGTGACGATTGACGGCAATGGCAACGTCCTCAATTTTCCAAGCCCAAGCAGCAAGGCCGTAAACTACCCGACCGCCAAGCTCTCAATCAATGGCGTGCTGGTGGATACCGCTCTGGCCGGGAAACAACCGCTCGACCCCGATCTCAATGCCATAGCGGCTCTCGCGACCACAAGCTACGGCCGCTCGTTCCTGACTCTTGCCGATGGCACCGCGGCCGTTACCGCGATCGGCAAAACCACCATCGCAGGATACGGGATCACCGATCTTAACAGCTTGGGTGACGCGCGCTGGTCGCTCCTTGCCCATACTCACACGTTCGCCTCGCTCACCAGTAAACCGACTACCTTGAGCGGATACGGCATTACCGACGCGCAACCGCTGGACGCCGACCTGACGGCACTGGCCGCGTTGACCACGGATTCTTTCGGGCTCCAGCTCCTCACGAAAACCAGCGCGGCAAACATCCGAACCTATATAGGGGCTGGGACGAGTTCCTTCGACGGCGTATTCGCCAGCCTGACCAGCAAACCCACCACCATCGGTGGATATGGGATCACGGACCTCAATTCGTTAGGAGACGCGCGCTGGCAGCCGCTCGATAGCGATCTCACGATCTACGCGGGGATTACGCCGTCCGCGAACGCGCAAACCCTGCTCGCTCATACCTTCTCCCAGATGCGAACCGACCTTGCCCTTGTCATCGGAACGAATGTGCAGGCGTGGGATCCAGACCTCGACACCTGGGCCACCATTACGCCAGGGACAGGCATCGGAACATTTCTGGCCACGCCTACGAGCGCGAATCTGGCCGCCGCAATAACGAACGAGACCGGCTCAGGCGCGCTCGTATTTGCCACGTCACCCACCTTGGTTACGCCAGCCCTTGGAACGCCAGCCTCGGGCACTCTCACTAACGCCACGGGCCTTCCGATCGGCACCGGGGTGTCCGGTTTGGGGACGGGAATTGCGACATGGCTGGGAACGCCCAGCAGCGCCAATCTCGCTTCTGCCCTCACTGATGAGACCGGCTCCGGGGTGGCAGTGTTCGCAACGTCGCCCACCCTGACCGGCACCCCGGCCGCGCCTACTGCCGCCGTAGGAACCAGTACCACGCAAATCGCTACCACGGCCTTTGTTCAGACGAATGAAGCATGGAATAACCCGACATTTTCAAATGGTTGGACGGATGCTGGCTCTGGCAATCAGACCACAGGATATCGCAAAGAGCGTGGCAGGGTTTACCTACGTGGCGTTGTCAGCGGAGGGACGAATACCACTGGCACGATCATTTTTAATTTGGCAGCCGGATATCGTCCAAGCGCGTACGAAATCTTTCGTGCTGACGCTGTGGGCAGCGGAGCAGGGGTAAAGATCGGCACGAACGGCAACGTAGTAATCGACACCCCTGGCAGCAGCAACGCCTACCTTTCGCTCTGCGGTATTTCATTCGCCACGGATTAAACCCAAGTCAGAAACCCACCATGAAAACAAAACCCACCACCAGCCGCGTGATACGCCTCGCATTTTACGCAGTCATTACAGCCTTCGTCCTGGCCATCCCCGGCAACGGGTGGGCTACGGACAACACGGGCGCAATGCCGAAATACAGTTCGAGCAACGAAAATCAGGTCAACGCAGCCAGCAAAGATATCGGCTCGGGCGTGCAGGCTAATCTCGTTTATGCCTACGATTACGGCGCGGGCTGGACGACAGCGAGCGGCATTGCCGGGGCACGATTCACCAGCGCCGATCAAAGCGCGGCCGTGGCGAGCGTGACCAGTGCCCCCACGAGCGGGCAGAAGCTTGTCATCACGGATTTAATCATCTCCGTGGATACCGCGATGCGAGTCGATTTCAGCGTTGAATCCGCTTCCGGCACGGTCATCGAGAGCGTGTATATGGCCGCGAATTCCACCGTGAACCTGATTACGCGAGGGAAACGGAAGCTGGCCACGGCCGACAAAAAGCTTCAGGTGCGAACCAGCGTGGCTGGCAACATCTCGGTGAACGCCTTTTATTACTCTGAGCTGTGATGCAGTTTCGTAGAACCATTCCTTTAATCGCGGCGTTCGCGATATTGGCCGGCGGGTCAGTTGCGGCCATCTTCCCTCCGGCCTTGGTCAGCACAGGGACGCAGGCAACCCTCACAAGGGCAACGGCCGCTCCCGAGCCAACTCCCTCCATCCTCGACGTAACCAACGACCAAAAGAAAGCCCTTACCGGGATAACAGCGGGCCAGGAAGTCAGGATCAGCGATGCGTTTGTGGTTAGCGGCGGCGGGGAAGTGGCCGCCAATGGGTTTTTGCCTCAAACGGACACACAACTTAAAGAATTTTACGGGGACGCGGGCGGCACGCACGTTTCATGGGACGGAGTAAAATGGAATGTTTTCGACAACGACAACGGTCGTATTTACTCTTCCACCGAAGAAGATGTAGCCTTCCCGTGGCAAGTTGTTACATGGACTTCCGTTGATCCGTCATTCGATCCCGTCCCTACGCTAACCCACCCCGCTTTGCAGTCGTTTCTAGGTGGCGATCCCTCAGACGAAGCCAGTTGGAGCACGATAGACGACGTAGCAGACGCCACGGCCAGATTCTCTTTGTTAGGCATTCCTGTGGGTAAGCGAGTAAACCAGCTTGCCACAGAGGGCATTTACCCTGCTGGCGTTTACCAATACAACGGGCCGAGCACGGATGATGTGGCGGGGATGGTGGCGAACGGCACTGATGTTTACACGGTTAGGGGCGTGAGTAACGGCAAGAACTATTACAATAAGATCGGATTCCCTGATGATGCAACAAGTGATGGTATAGCTTGGGCTGACGCACACGGCTCTAGCTTCTGGACGATTTTTGGGACCGGCGGTGGCACGACTGACCAATCTGACGGAAACGATGTGCCAACTCCTGACTTGGCTAGTGGTTGGGCAACCCAAACCGTCACCATCGACCACATCGCCGCCCCAGAGAACTGGAGTGTAGTTGCGCCATGACCACCGTGAAAACCAACGTCCAGCTTCTCTCCGACAAGATCGACGCGCTCCCGGCTACGCTGGATAACGAGAGGGAGACCGATCACGCCTAAGATGCTTACTGAACGCCTCTTTATCTTCATCGGCGGCCTTTCCTCAAAAGCCTTCGCCATGCTCGTTACCGGGTTTTCTGCCTTCTCGGGGGTCGTCATAGGCGAAGCCATAACCAGCCAGATTGGCCTTTCAGCCTTGGCCGGGGGGCTGGCCACGGTTTTTGCCGCCGTGTTCCTCGTTATCCCACGCGTCATGGAGCAGCGCCGTAAATCCCGCGAGAGCAACGCCAAGCTCCAGAGCGATTCCATCGCGCTTCTGATGACCACGCAGGATCGGGAATCCGCCTTTTACAAAGCCAAGATCGCCGCCCTCGAACTCATCGTAAATATCCACGTCAAAGCCAAGCACGACGCGATCGGCGAATGGTCTTCCATGAAGGATGGCTACCTGATTTTGTGCGGGCAAATCCGCGCCCTCGGCAAAGAGCCAGAGATCGAGCTTCACCCGAAAAGTTACCGCGAAGTCATCGGCGACTCCGACATTGAAATAAAAGCCATCGCCGCTTCTCGCGTGGCAGAAGCTCCGCCATCCCTCCCCGATAAAATTGAGACATAATTTCGTGCTTGCCATGTCCCGCTGCCGGGAGGAAGATTGAGACCGCAGGAGGAATAAACGATGAGCAAAATCATTCTCGGCCGACTAGCCAGCTACCTCGTGGTGCTTCTGATCGGATTCTTCACCGCACGTCACATGCTCTCCGCCAATGTCGCGCAAAAATTGATGAAGGGCGATACCGTGGAACTCTGGGGCGGCGCGTGGACGGTCAACATGAAACAGATCGTGGACTTCTTGCAGGTCGCCATCATCCCGACCCTCATTCCGCTTGGATTGGCCATCTGGGGGCGCGTGAAGGCCCGCTACGAGCTTATTCTGGCCCGCCTGTCTCCCAAGGTGATGACGCACGAGGAAGTCAAGGAACAGACCGCAGCCACCCCCGTCTCTCAAATCATCGCGACCGTCGCATCTAAACCTGCGTGAAGCTTCTGCTCCTCAGTGTCCTTTGCGTCCTCTGTGTGAGCTCCTGCGCCTTCTGGGATGGCGTCCAGCAATCCAACGACGGCACCACCGCTTTCCCCCGGCACGACAAACCATGAAAACAATCCTTGCCCTTCTCCTCGTAGCCTTCACCGGCTGCGCATCCGTCCAGAAACATGAAGCGTCCATCCGGCCTGCTTCCGCTCTCGTCTGCCGCGGGGTGCTCCTCCTCGCCGTCAACGCAAAGGACCGTGCCGATATCGCCAACGACATCTACGCGATCGCTGCCGTGACGAAAGCGCTCTCGATGGGCACCGCTCCAACCCCTGCACAATTCGAGGCCGTGCTAAAATCGACCACGCCAAAGGCCAGCGAATACTCCGAACTGGCAAGCACCTTAGCCAGCTTTTACGCCGCGGCTTACCCGAGCATGAAAGGGAATCCCAAACTCGCCCTGCAAGTGCTCGCCGATATTGCCGATGGCTGCACCGATGCCGTGGCAGGCATGAAGGGTCCGTAGTGGATTTGCTCGGGCTCAAGAATCTCCCACCGGAGATCGCGGCTGCCTTAGAGCCCGTGATTCAGCAACTCGAAACCCGCGTGGATGAGATGGTGAAATCCTCACTCGCTCAGGTAAACGGGATCGTCGAAGCCGCCTTGGATCGAATCGACGGCGCAGAAGTCGTCGTGGTCTGCACCATCAAGCTGCCACAGGTCGGTTCTAAAATGGCGGTGCCGGGAGATGGCAAGTGACTCCGAACCGGCTGGCCCTGTGCGCGTGCATCTTCATCTTCCTGATTCTCGCTGGGCTGGTCGTTAACTCCTGCGCAAATCTATGAGTCAACCTTACGGAGCGGCCTTGTCCCACGTCTTCAATCGTGGCCGTCCATCGATCGCGTTTCTCGATGAACTCGTGGCATGGGCGAAGAAGGCACCCGATGAAATATTCGCGCCGAACACTGAGGCAGACATTTACGGGAAGGTGAAGGCCGAACTTGGCCCGTGGGAAAGCCCGCTTCATCGAAGGGCCGCGATGTTGGAAGTGATGCGCGTTCTGGCAGGGTTCGAATCGGAGTGGGACTGGACGGAAGGGGTGGACACATCCCGGCTCGGTAACGAGACCCCTGAGAACAGCGAGGCCGGCGCGTGGCAGATCAGCTATGACGCACGATTGCTCTCCCCTGAATTGAAAGCGTTGCTCGTTGCCAAAGGGATTGCGACTGGTCTGCGGTTTCAGCAGGTCACGAAGTTAGATCACCCCTTCGCGATGGAGTTTGTCGCCCGCCTCATGCGACACAACACGAAGCACAACGGGCCGCTCTACAAAGGCGCGGAACGTCTGGCGATTCGCAAGAGCCTTCGGAGCGAGGAGCAATCAATTTACCCGTGGCTGCGACCAGCGGCCATGAAAGAGTTTATGGGGTTGCTGGCGTGAAGGCGTTCGAATACCTCAAGGGCATTTATGACAATGCCGAAGGGCCTTGTCCGCGCTGGCGCTACAAAGGCTCAGGATTCGGTCAGGGATTGATTCATCTCATCGGACTTCTTGAACCGCATGAAGTGGTGACGTGCTCCGGCACTCACGGATGGCTTGGAACTCCCGAGGACTTCGTGAAACAGTTCGATTTGCTCGCTGCGTAGCATGGCCTCCCGCGTCCTCAGTCCGGTACCGGCTGGCTGTGTGATACCGCGGCTCACTTTCCCCGAGAAGAAGCTCAAGGTGAAGCTGCGCGACGGGTTCCTGCGCAAATTGAAGCGGGAAGGCACGCGGTTCCTTTTCAAGCGTGGCCGGTTAGAGCGCAAGAAACCTATGAAGAAGGTGAGCCGGTCGCAGCGGAACAAGCTAAAGATTTACTTTGCTGTCCGTGACGCATTCCTGGCACGGGAGGAAAATGGCGATTGCATTTGCTGCAAGCTCAGGCGCGAACGGGGAGAGAATATCCGGCAACAACCCGCGACCGAATGCCACCATAAACGCGGAAGGTGCGGCTCGCTGATTTCTGACGAACGATTCTTCGCTGCGACTTGTTACGATTGCGGGCGGAACTGGATTCATCAACACCCCGAGCAATCGCGAGACATGGGCCTACTCGCCCCGCCTCATCTTTGGAACGTTCCGGCAAATTGAGATAAGAGTTGCCGTTGCCGTGCATGGCCTCATAATTGAGACATGCCGAAAGGAATCCCAAGCGATCCGGTAAAGCGAACGACTAGCGAGTGGCGGTATAACTGGAAAGGTGACGCGGCGCTAACCCAGACAAAACGCGCACGGGCAACCCGCCTATATCCATTGACGGACTGCGAGGACTGCGGCGTTCCCGCAACTGACAGACACCACAAAGACGGAAACACAGGGAACAACGCGCGAGGCAATATTGCGATGTTGTGTCGGCGATGTCACATGCTGGCAGACGGCAGGATGGAACGTTTCCGCGAGACGGCACGACTGAACGCCATTCGCAACGTGAAACCTCCAAGGGCTTGTACAAACTGCGGATTTCTCACGAATCGGACATGGAAGGGAATTTGCCATCGCTGCAACGACTACAAGCGGAGAACTGGCTTTGATCGCCCGTCCACGACCGATCGCCTCGCGGGTGGGCCTCCGATTAACTCCGTGACTCCTTGCCCTGTCTGTGGCCGAGAAACCCGTCTCAAGACGAAAGGCCGATGCCTCGTATGCTACAATTATTGGCGTCTCAACGGGAAAGACCGCGAAACCTTCACCTTCCGAACCGCGACGCTCGCGCAGGAAAATCGTAATGAGCGCAGACGGCGGCGCGGCAAATGAATTGAACAGGTGTCCTAAACCAACTCACTGAACCTCTCCAACGCCGGGACATGCTCCGGCCACTTGGCTGAGACATAATCGAGCAGGGTCTCGTCATTCGACACCGCCCGATGGATCACCCCTACCCGTTGAAGCAGGACGTTGGCGTGTTCGATCATGGCTTTATTGTCCTCGAATTCGGTCTGCAACATCTCGAGGTCGGAATTCAGCGAATCCAGTTCCTTGGCCGAGACGGGCGTGGACCGGACTTGGATGAGCTGCTTCCTTTTCGTCACTCGCTTTGAAATCTTCTCAGCGCTCTTGTCGGGCGCATCCCACATCTCGGGGTGCTTCGATGGGGCGTACCGTTTCCTCACCAGGCCTTGCACCTTCCGACCGCTCTCCGATAGGAACTCAGAACGCATCTCCGAAAAGACTTTCACCTGAGCCGCCGGCCTGAGCCCGTCCAAGGCGAAAGCGTGATGCAACGAAATCTCCCCATTGTCGATCGCGGCCCGGATTGGTTTGGCGTAATGGTTGATCCGTTTCTTGTTCGTCACCGTAGCGGGATCCCAGCCGAGCAACGCGGCGATCTCTTTGTTGTTCAGCTTGAAGGTGCGCTGCGCTTCCTCGATCACGGCTACCTCTTGACTCGGAGTGAGGTCTTGCCGTTTCGAGTCCAGAATGAACCGGAGCCGGTTCCGATAATCCTTGAGCGCTTTGCCCGTGGTTCCCGGTGGCGGGAAATTGACGATCACCGGAACCTTGTCGAGCCCGTTCTCTTCCGCCGCAGCGATTCTACGGGTGCCCTTGACCAGCGTGAAACGGCCCTGAGCACTTGGGATCACCGCAAGAGGCTGATGGATACCCGAGAGCTTTACCGACGCTGCCAGGGCCTTGTCTGCATCGTCGTTGGGCTGTTTCCTGACGTATTCCCGTGGTACGTCGATCTGCGAGATTGCGACCTCGCGCCACTTGAGCTTGGGAGCGGTGGTCATTCTGACTTTTTGATAGCAGTCACGCCAGCAAGTCCATGCTCTGCAATCGAGGCCACTAAATAGGACTCAGTGGCAATTCTCTCGCTGCCGTCCGCTAGAATTACGATCCAAGTTTGTTCCTTCATTTCTGATACGCCTCCATAAACAGTTTCCAGTTAATCCCGCGCTCCTCCAACATCTTGGTAAGCTTCCGATCTTTCAAAAGTTCTTCCCCATAAATCTGCGGGCCGATCGCGAGATGAACGCGTTTCAATTTCAGGACCGCCCGTTGATCTTTCACAGCCTGTCTCAAGCGCTCTATACGCCCCACCAGCACGGCCTTTGATAGTTTGCCTGTCTTGGCAACCTCTTCCTGCGCCAGACGCACCACATGAGGCGTCTGTGAGCTTGAGAGCCCCGTTTCCTTGAGCGCTTCGACGATGATCTCCTGATGGGCATGGGACTGTTTCGAAAGCGTCTCGGCCTCGTTCACGGTCATCTCCCGCACGGCATCGAGCACCTTGGGGCTGGTTCGTTTCAAGACGCGATACAACTTCTGGACGTGGCCCGCCGTCATGTGGTTCTTCGCGGCCAACTCTTGCGGGGTCATTCCGGCATCGATATCGGCCCGGAGCAGTTCGGCTCGTTCCACCCACGGGATATCTTCGCGCTGGATGTTCTCAGAGAGGAACCACGTCAGCAATTCGCCCTGCGGGACGTTGACCACGATGAACGGGACGGTTTTCCAGCGAGGGTCTTTGGTCTCGGAATACAACTCTTGGGCAGCCCGGGTCCGACCTTCTCCAAACCCAGCGAGGTAACGGTAGAGCCCGCCATCAGGGCGGCGCCGGTCATTCGGTTTCCACGATGAAATGTCGATCCCCTTGAGTGGTTGCCGAATCCCGATCTCCGCAATGGCCGATTTTACTTCCCGGGCGAAAACTTCCTCATCCCGCGGCCGGCGGAACAGAAACTTTATTTCGTCCGTTGAAACGTAGGTTATTTCCATGTAACGATCTCCGCATCCGCTTTCGGGACCTGAATCTGTTGCCCCTGATAGTAGCAAGTGAAAATGCCGGGACTCTCGCCTTGAAGATAAAGCCACGTCCCTTCCGCGATCTTTTCGGACCCGGATGAAGTCTGCACCGTCACATCGCGTTTGATGCGAACCTGGCTCCCCTGACTACCGGGAGAGGGCGTGGCGATTGCCTTGTCCAGATAGGAGGTGACTTGCCGGCGGTCGTTCGATCCCCTGACCATCGTGAACACCAGTCCTGCGAGAGCCGCGCCCGCGACCACGGCCAGGAACGCTGCCCAAAATGTTTTCAGGAACGTCATGCCTGCGCCTGTTCCTTAATGAACTCCTCCATGCGATGCACGAAATAACTCCCTGCCTTTTTCGGCTTGCCGTAATCAGCCACGATCTCCGCCCACATCTTACGGCGTGTCTCTCGGTTCCGAAAGCTCGGGCCGGTGAGATGGTGCATCTGTTCACACCACAAGGCGTAGGCCAGCGTGCTTTCTGCTAACTCGCCCGGGGTGGCGTAGAAACCCGCCCGCTTCATAAAATCCCGCAGAATGGGTTCCACCTCTCCGGGGATGCTGAACCGGATTGGTAGCTTCTTGAGCGGGGACTTATTCACAAGGGGTAGCGGTTAAATGCGCCTGCTCACCGTTGTCGATTTACCGGGGTGGTGGTCGAATGAATGCATGTCAGCGTTTCTTTCCCTTGGAGTATCGGACGGGCTCGCTATCTATAGGCGACAAGCCAAGTCGGCGCTCCTCCTCGCGCACCCGGAAGTCAGTTCCTTCGCGCATTACATCGGAGGCGTCACCATAACCGCGAGCCGCTACAATCCGCTCGATCCGCGCTGCCAGCGTTTTGAAGGAACGAAAGCGCAGCGTCGCATCATAAGGGGCTTTCTTTTTCCGTTTAGGCATGGGCCATCGGGTCGCGATAAACAACGCTCGCCGCATATTTCTGCGTGCCGATTCGGATCACGTCGGATTCATCAAGCCCGAGAATGTCCGCTGCCTTTTTGGCTAGAGACTTCAATTCCTTTTTGCACCGGGCGCGCAGCAATGACGACTTCGCACCCGCCACTTCGTTCTCCGCTACTGGTTTCTTCATGTGGGCGGATTGTGCCACAAAATAAATGACTGACAAGCAAAATAATTCTTGCCACCTAAAAAAGAGTGTGGCACAACACAGCCACGTTAGGACCACAACATGAGAAAAAAACGAGAATCCAAAACCGCCGCAAAATATGATTCAGTGTATCGCTTTCGCTGTCTCAAGACCCTCAAGAAGCGCGCCGACAGAGTAGCGAGAGAGCGCGGCCATGGAGACGCATCCGATGTCGGTAGAGAGGGCGTTGTTGGCTACGTCGAAAAAGAAGAGAAGCGGCTTGGGCTCGCGGCATTCGTGGACAACGGCAAGTAAACCAAACACTCAAAACAATATGATAAAACTCGGAAGTATCGTCAAAGACACAGCGTCGGGACTCACTGGGATGCTCACGCATCTACAGGTCGAAATGAACGGAAACCGTTACATGCTGTTCCAACCGCACGGGCTCAATCCTCAAACTGGCCAGCCCGTAAAAGTCATGTGGGGCGTCGAAACTCGGTTTCAAGGCGGGGAGAGAGTCGAAGAGCCAAAGTTGCCTCTTGAGGTTTTGGGAACCGAAGTTGAGGACTTGGCCAGCGGATTCAAGGGCATCGCTACCGGATGCTGCCTCCATATCACGGGGTGCGTCCATATAACGGTTCAGCCGCAAGGCAAGCTTACCGAGACTGGTGGCGCGGTTGATCCGGTAGAATTCGACATGCGCCGGTTGGCCGGGCCAGCAATCAAGGCAATGTCCGAAAAGGCCCGCGAGAGAGATCAGCAGAGAAAACCGAGCCCAGGTCGGGTCACGCGATATCAACCATTGCCGCCGCGCTGACTGCCAATGCGCTTCCATTCCTCAACTCGCCTCGGCGCCCTCGTCTCACCGATCCCACCCGATCAGATTCGCAAGCTCTTGGAGATCGGGAGAAAGAGCGACGAAGAATTACATCCAGATTTCCCGGCAACGGGAGAGTTGAGTGGCGCACATGCTTTGAAGTGCGCGAACGAACATGGCCTAGAGTCGCGACCTATTGCGCCAGCGTTGCAAGGCGGGAATAAGCGCCCCGCCCCTCAACCCTCTCTCGTCACCCTCCCTCAAGTCTTACGTGAACTGGAACGGAGGGCGCGGTGAGCGAGAGCGAGAATGTTTCCTGCGGGTGCGGATGTGTTCCGCTTATCATCACGATTCTCTTTCTTTGGGCCTTGTGGTTCGGGCTGCCGACACCGTGGGGTAAATACAACATCGACATTTTTCCGCCACGGATTTGGGAAATGAACAGCGGTGCTGGCAAGACAAAATGAAGACCGCAATCCAAACCCAGCCGGCCGTCCTCGTCACCTTCACCGGATACGTGCAGTCCCGCGGCGCCGCATTACGTCTCAACCCCGAGTTGGAAGGCAGGAAGGTCTATCAGATCGCGCTCTGCCTGGTGCTCGACAACGGGTTCAGTCTCGAGGCCAAGCAATCGTTCCCGCTGGTCCGGCACGACTTCGGGATCCGTAACCTGACCCCCTGGGCGAGAATCTTTGCGGGATGGCTGGCTGAATTGCCCCGGGCCGATCGGAATCTCTTCTACGGGCTCCAGTTCACGCCATGAGCAACGACCTCGATAACCCTTCTCCACCTCCTGCCGTGGAGCAAGAGACGGTGAGGGAGAATCCTTTGGAGGAAAAAGAGTCGCAGCGTGCAAACACCGCGCTCGGTCAGATGGCGTCAACCGTGGATTCAACCAAGCTGGAGTCGAAATGATTAAATACTGCGCCAAGTGCAACTCGCCTGAGTATCCGAACTGCGGTTGTTGGCCCGCAGGGGCAGAGAAAGGGCGCCAGTGGAATCAACTCTTGGAATTGCAGTTGAAAAACGTCCAGTCCTTATACGCCGAATTGAATGATGCGGTAGTCGGATATCTGGAAATGCGGGTCAGTTATGAGGAACTGTTGCCGCATCTGACGCTAAAGGGTGAATCGGAGTCACCGTCTGCTGGCAAAGCAACTTACCATTTCAAGGTCAATGGCATCCAATTTGAAGGAGCGTTAGAGGTAAATGTGGATAACGCCAACAAGGAGGAGAGCTAGCCCTTGAATAGGTTATCCACAGAAGATTGCACGCGGGTGATTGTCAGGTGCGATAGCTATATGACGATGTTCAAACAGTGCTGGTTGGAAGCGTCGCATTTCGAGCAGCTTGCTAACGGGATTGACTACTTCTGCGAGCACCACGCGCAAATGCGGCAAAGACAAGGCGGCGAAGTGAAACCGATAGAAGTGCCCAGCAAAGATGGGAAGGCGGTAGCTAAGTGAACCGCTTGTCCACAGCCGACAGAACGCGGGCGATATAGCCCAAAGATACAACACCGAAAGCCTATGAAGCATGAACAAAACCAAAGTAGCCCACTACCCAACTTCGCGTCGCCGTGAAAGTGGCCGTTCGGCGCCACGAATTAGGAATCTTTTGGAGGAATCCCGAGACGTGGCAGCGAACACCACTCTCGGACAGATGGGGCGTATCGTGAAATGGCTGCGCTACCATAAGTGGCGCACGGGTTATTGCAGGAATCCGGGTTGCTGGGAAAGCCTACCTTTGTTCCAACGCGGCGAGTGCTGTAAATGCCAAATTACGCGGTTTTGCGCAGAAGTGGCGGCCTCTTGAATAATTTTATGAAAACAGCACTGATAGCAATAGTAATGGCGCTTGGGATTCTGCAAGCGAGCGGCTCTGGACTTGAGGATCGATTCACGCAAGCAAAGGCGGCGGCATTAAAGGAGTTTGGCGAGCCAGCCAAGGGAACCAACGTCGATGTCCGCTGCAAGTATGACGGCGGGCCGAGTTCGATCTACGTCATCGCCCTGAATCACAATCAAAGCGACGTTAACGAAGTATATCTCGTCATCGTTGACGATGGATTGCGCCAGAGAAACAAAACCCCTGTCCAAGTCACGCATATAGATACGGAGGATTAAAATGCTCATTTTGTGGTTCGTAATTGTGGCAGTGATTGCCTTTTTCGTCGGCTTTGTGTGGGGCGGCAAGGGCTTGCGATGACGCTCCATGACGCACGAGAAGCGTCCGATGAAGTGGGGCAAGGAACGCCTGCGCAGCCATCCAAAGAGTCCGTTTCGGCTGCGGCAGTAAATCGAGGAAGAGAAGAAGAGTTTGGGAGAACAGGGAGGCCGAGCGTGAATCGGACGCTTCCAGTTCCAGAGATGGCAGTTCCCAAGTTTCGCAAATGGTGCTGGGTTCATACGCCGCGATCAGCCTATCGGAGATTCTCATTGCCTTGCACTTGCGGGAGTGAGGATTGGGATGCGTGCGCAGACAGCGGGAGAGGCTACTACACGTGTTTTTTCTGCGGTAGAGAGGTCCGAATAAGCTCCATATGTGGAACAAGAAGGGAACGAGGTCCGACAACGTATCAGGATTCTCCCAAAGTCAGTTCCGCCTCTATCTCAAGGATTTTAGGAGAACGGAGAGGCCGCTAGATGAGTTCCGCGCTTCCCAGACCGATAGAGCGTCCCTTGAGTGGTTCTGGGTGTGTAAAATGTGGCGGGGTAATGAATCAGCAAGAAGTAACGGAAGTGTGCGCTGACTGCGCGTACGACGCCCGAGGTGAATCTCATCAGCCTTTTGCAGAGATTCCGCGTGACCGCCTGGTGTGGTGGTTCTGGGGTTCGCGACAAGGAAATGTTCCGCAGTGGCATCGGACTACATGGGAAAGTCACACCGAGCATGACGCATTGGCTATTCATTCATTTGTAGGCGTGCCCGGTGAAAAGCTCGTGTTGGTGCGAGAAATCACGACGTATTCGCCGAATGTGTATTCACGGGAGAGACCGCTAGATGAACTCCACCGTTAAAGTTCCAGAAAGGAGTTTGGGGAAACCCGGAGCCGCAATCGAACCTCGTGACGTGAAGGGACAGGCGAATCTTATCGCGAGATTCATTAAAATGCTGAAATGCGACACGGCGCGTATCTCCCGTCCTCTCGCGCGAGGCAAAATGTTTCTGATTATCGGGTGGCATCGGAACACTAAGTCTACCGCCGGTCAACACTGGATGAAAGACGGCAAACCGTTCCACTTCAATTACGTTGAAGAGCAGTGTGTCGCTTCGGGCCTCACCGTCAAAGACCTCGTAGCTAGTGCGCAACACTACAAGTGGCTGCGCGGAAAGACGTGGATTGATTTGTTGACGACACGAAAAGGTAAATCTGTCCTGAAACGGTGGAGGTCGGCATGATGCATCTTATTCCCAAAACCCTCCCCTCTCTCGAAAGGGTAAAGAAGAAGGAAAAGGATTGAGACATGATGAATCCCGACCGCCTCTACTATCCGACCGAGATCGCCGATGAAATCGGGATGTCCCGGAATCGGATTGGCGCCCTCAAGAAAAAGGGGTGCAAGTTTATCGGGCTCAAGACAAAAATCCGATGGGTCAACGAATTTCTGGAGGAGCAGGCAAAACCAATCGAGACCGGGCCGGCCGTAACCGATCCGTGTCTGTCCGGGCGTAAATAGCATGAACCTCTTTGCGCGAATGATTAACGAGATTCATGGCGTCACGCTCATCGACGCCGCTCTCCCACAACCGGCTAATAAAGGTGACTCGAAAGCTATGGCTGGTCGTTCCGATCGTTTCATTGAGGACGGCGTTGTAACGGCTCTCCATCTCGCGGGTAATGACCGGGACCGTGCGTTCCCCAGTAATGCAGAGGAGGGTCGGCACGAGAGCCGGATCCAACGGCACCGTGTAGCGTTTCTTCGGGTCGGTAGCTTTGCGCTTGGCATCCGTGATGGTGATGTCCTGTCGCATGAAGCGAATGTCAGCCAAAGGGATGGAGGTCTCGCTAATCCGGCAGCCGAGATACAACTGAATCTCGCAGGAGATACGCATCCACGGCGCTCGGTTCTGGGCGGAGAATGCGGCCCTGGCAGCGTTAATCTGCTCGTCAGTAAGCTCAGGCTTGAGCTTGGCCGGCTGGCGGCCGATGCCCAGCCGAAGCATGACGTTGCGCTCAGCGAACTCCCGCCGAATCGCCTCGTTGATAATGAAGGCGAGGAAATGCAGTTCGTAGAGCGCGGTATTCACGGAGGCATCGGGCTTACGCCAGTTCAGGTATTCCCGGGCGTGCTCATGGCGAATCTCCCGCGGGTGACGGATTCCCTTGAGGTTCAGCCATTCCGCAAGCCGCTCCCAAGCGTGAAGGCAGCGCCGCCGCGTAGATTCGGTCGTGTAGTGGTCGGTGATGTATTGCCGCACCCAATCACGGAAGGCTCCTTGAACTCGGCCGACGCGGGACTCATCCAT